ATCATGCAGTATTATTAGTATTAGTTAATGATGAAGTATTGTCTATCCACAGTTCAGATACTTTTACAATCAATACTTTAGATGCTATTACGGGTTTTAATGAGTTACAAAAAGGTGTTACACTATCAACAAACACACTTATCTCTGGTAACCTTTTAGGCAATTCGACTACCGCTACTAGATTGCAGACTGGTAGATTTATCAATGGTGCATACTTTGACGGTAATAATGATATTACTATTACTGCTAATACGGCTGCTATCCTTACTAGGGGTACATATTTAACAGGCAGTAATTTCAACGGTAGTGCCGCTGTTACTTGGGAAGTAGATGCATCGTCAACTAACACTATAGGTAAGGTAGTTGCTAGAGATAGCACAGGTAGTTTTGCCGGCGGAACAATAACAGCAGATCAATTTATTGGTCCATTAACAGGTAATGTTACTGCAATATCTGGCACCAGCACATTTTATAGTCTTGTAGCCAACAATATACAGGGTTTTACTTTTAGCGGACTTGCATCACAAGCCAGTACATTGGCGCCAGGAAGAGCCATTAATGGAGTACAGTTTAACGGATCACAAGACATCACGGTCACAGCCTCTGCCAGTACTTTAAGTGGAGCAACGTTGGCTTCTGGAATAGTAAATTCTTCATTGACATCTGTGGGAACATTGACAGGAGTTTCAGTTACGGATGCAGGAGCAACCATAGGAGATGCAGGAGAAATACATTTGTTTATAAATGGCAACTCTCCTACCCTGGCTATTACCAACGGTCTAGGATTTGCCATCACTATCAATGATGCATTTCAAACTGGAGATGAAGCAAGTTTTGAATTTATCTCAAGTTCAGTAGCTCTAGCAAACGGTGGCACATCAGATCCTACTTTTGTAGGAGATGCTAATAGTAAATGTAATATAGGACTACCAGGACGAACGTTTGGCAGTGTATACGCAGACGTTTTTAACGGCGTTGCTACCAGCGCACAATATGCTGACTTAGCCGAAAATTACACAGCAGATGCAGAATATGTTCCGGGTACAGTGTTAGAATTTGGCGGAGAATTTGAAGTTACACTTGCACAAGACGGTACTAACAGAGTAGCAGGAGTTGTCACCACAAATCCTGCTTATTTGATGAACAGTAACTGTCAAGGAACATATGTGGCAGCAGTGGCGTTACAAGGAAGAACACCTTGTAAAGTTAAAGGACCTATAAGAAAAGGTGATATGTTAATTAGCGGAGAAAACGGTTTCGCTAGAACTACTCAAACCCCACAAATAGGTACTGTAATAGGCAAAGCACTTGGTGATTTTGATGGCACAGAAGGCGTAATCGAAGTCGCAGTGGGTAGATTATAATAAATCTACTCAGATAAATAATAGAATAAAATTGGAGTAGATTGATGGCATATCAAGTAGACAGATTTAATGGCACGTTTTTAGTCTCAGTAGAAGACGGTACCATTGATACCACTACTGATCTACGCTTCTTAGGTAAAAATTACGCAGGCTATGGCGAAGTACAGAACGAAAATTTCTTACACCTTTTAGAGAATTTTGCCAATACTTCTGCTCCACCAAGAGCTGTGTTAGGTCAAGTTTGGTACGACAGTGCAAATAAAAAGATTAAATTTTATGATGGATCTAGATTTAGAACATCTGGCGGATCTGAAGTTAGTGCAACGGCTCCCTCTGGGCTTGTTGCAGGAGATTTTTGGCTAGACACTACCACTGAACAACTGTATGTATCTAATGGTACATCCTTTGTGTTAGTAGGACCTCAAATAGCAGAAGATCCCGGTGCTACTGCTGTAGAAGTTGTGGTAGTAAAAGACGTTAGTAATGTAAATCACACAATTATTAAATTTACTGTTAGCAGCGATACGCAATATATAATGAGTAAGACTGCATTTACATTAAACCCTTCAGTAAATCCTATTACTGGTTTTAGTGAAATCAAGAAAGGTCTTACTTTAATTAATACTCCGTCAACAGGAGTAACCACAGATGATCATATTCATTGGGGTACAGCATCTAATGCAGCTAAACTAGGTGGATTTGCTGCCAGCGAATATCTTAGAAATACCAATGCACTATTTCCAAATGGTGCAAAATTTTATGACGTTGGCTACACCTTAGGTGACACTGATGATTTAAAAGTATTTGTCGAATCCGGCGATAGTCCAATAATTTCTAATCAATTAGGATCTTCTGGGTCTCAAACAATTACGATGAGAATTGTTACATCCGGCGGCGATAGAGACTATGTGTTTGGTGCAGATGCTATCTATCCAGCAGCAAACAATGCAAGAAATCTAGGTGCTACATCTGCAAGATGGGCCACAGTATTTGCCACTACATTTAATGGAGCATTAACTGGTAATGTAACCGGCAATGTTACAGGAAATGTAACTGGAAATGTCACTGGTGCAGTCAACGGATCGTTAACTGGTAATATAATTTCGTCCACAGGAGTCACTGTATTGAATTCTGGCTCCGGCCCAGGCACAGCGGTATATGTGGGATCAGTCAACGGAACTGCCAGTAACGCTTTGCAATTAAACAGTAAAATTCAAGACGCTGCTGCCGTTGCTGATACTATTGCTCTGCGAGATGCTAGCGGTAATCTAGTGGCCAATCAATTCACTGGAACGGCTACCCAGGCAAACACATTGTTGTGGAGCGGATCGTATAGAACAGCAGCTAGTACTTCGACAGCTAACACCGTTGTGATTAGAGATGCAAGTTCTAACATTTACTGTAATGTTTTAAATGGAACTGCTACCTCAGCACAGTATGCTGACCTTGCAGAAAAATATCTAGCAGATCAAGAATACGATACCGGAACGGTAGTAGTTGTAGGCGGAGAAAAAGAAGTCACTGCCAGCACCTGGGGTAAACGTGCCATTGGAGTAGTCAGTGCTAATCCTGCATTTATGATGAATCGAGATCTAGAAGGCGGCACTTACATTGCCCTTAAAGGCCGAGTTCCAGTAAAAATAATAGGATCAGTTAAAAAGGGAGACAATCTAATAGCAGCTAATGACGGTTGTGCTTCTGTAGCAGTTCACCATTCTAGTGAAGCGTTTGCAGTTGCATTAGAATCTAATAGCGATACAAGTGTAAAACTTGTTGAAGCTGTAATATTGTAAGGATTTAAAATGGCTGCAGGTACAGGATTAATAATTGAAGCAGTAGACTATAATTCAATAAGAACAAAAATTATTAGTATTATGGGAACAGGAGCCGGCCAATCAGGCTACGGCCAAACACTGCTGAGTTCACCTGTAGCCCTTGGCAATACAGTGACAAAAGCACAATGGGACAATTTGAGATTTGATATATTCAATGCTAGGCTTCATCAAGATGGATTATCGCCAACAATTGTTACTGCCACTTCAGGTCAACCTGTGCGATACGGTGCAGGACATCCCAACAATCAATACAACACTCAAGCAGACACCGCAATTGCAAATAAATTTAACATAGGCACAGGCCAATTTGTTATTGAGTCAGCTACGTCAGCTACTCGAACTACAGCATGGAATTCCAGTCTTACAGCAACAGTAACAGTAACATTCGGCACCGCTGATCAAGCTCGTTATTTCTTTAACAGCGGCAGCAAAATAAGATGCTCAAGTTCTAGAATAGGCGGCTCAGCAAGTCCACAGAATTCTTCGTGGTCAAACGTATTAGATTCTGCCGGTACAGTAGCATTTGGTGGAAATACCGCAGGATTAAATTTTTATAATTTAACAAATAGCTATCAAACATTTTTTAACTTGACCTCTAGTGCTCCGTATTCAGCAAATCAATATAGAATTGAAGTAGTATCAAATATAGCCGATAATACAATAGGTGGTGCTACTACTTTAACTTTTAGAGTTACATATTCTGATACATATACATACACTGGCACCGGTAGTCCAAGTATTCCGGATAATGTTGACGGCACTTTAACTCTCACAGTAGATGAACTAAGAGCATCTGGTACATTACAACCGTTAGGCACCGGCCCATTTGTTATAACAAGCCCTACTAGCTACTCCATATCTGGCATATCTGGCTCTTAACTCCCGTATAAATAGTCTTATGAAAAGGATTAAGGACTACCATGGCGGTTAATGACATTATTACAATTGCAGACTATAGTACATTAAGGTCTTCTGCAATTTCGATCATCGGTAACGGCTCTGCTACTTTTGGTTACGGCCAATCAATACAAAGTGTTGAAAAAATAGCACACGAAAAAATTAGTCAGACTGATTGGGATTTACTTCGATACGACATCGTTAATGCTCGAACACATCAAGATGGAGTAGCGCCAACAATTACCGATATTAACGAAGGTCAGATTCTTTCTTTTACCAATAATGCACAGTACAGCGGCCTTGCCTCAACTGCGGTATCAAATAGATTCAACATAGGCTCGGGTAGATTTTTAACAGAAAGTGCAGTGAGTTCTACTAGATCTACATCATGGAATACTTTAGTGGTGTGTGAAGTCACAGCAACTTTTGCTAATGCCGATCTATGCCGTTGGTTTTTCAACAGTGGCGGTCAGATTAGAATTCAATCTTCACGAACTGGCGGAACTAGTAATGCTCAAAATAATGATTGGTCTAGTTTAACTACTGCCGCTGGGATGCAGGCATTTGGCAGTCAAACTCCATCTGCCGGATTTAGTCCAATGAATGGTCAAAATTTTTATAGATTAACTAATTCTTATCAAAATTTCTATTCCTTGTCTTCATCTGCACCGTATTCTGCAAACAGTTATAATTTAGATGCCAAGTGCGATGTTGCAAATAATTCTAGTGGAACAGCTACTACTGTGTTTATTCGAGTTAGATTTGTTGACAATTATACTGATCCAGGGCCGGATGGTCCACCTTTCACCGGTGATGATGTTGACGGGACACTAACAGTCACCGTTACTGAAAAAAGAGCCACAGGACCTTTAGTTCCATCCGGAACTTTTACCATCACTAGACCTACATATTCAATTACTGCAATCGGCGGAACATAATTTTTCATCAATAACAGCAGCATATAAATAATATGCTACTATAACTGAGGATGATTATGGACGACCGTTTACAAACCGCATTGGATTTTTCAAAGTACCGTCAAACACTTGCAATACAAAGAAAGCTTCTAAAAGAAAAATTACAAACTAAATTAACATATGGTACCGCCGGCGGTATTTTTCATATTGACAGATCTTTAATTTCTTTTGTACAATTATGTATTGACCTGGGAAGAGTTTCTAATATACCGTTAATTGACAGCAATGAAAATCCTGTTCTGATTGACGATCTAGTTCAATTTCGAGATGAAATTTTTGATAGATATTTCTCGGCTAGTTTTCAATATATGAGCGAATATGATGCTATTAAAAAAAGCAGAACGGTTGAAAAATTAGTAGATTTATGAAAAGAGGAATATTAATATTTGCTCATAATAGCAGAGATATTGATTATGCTTTAATGTCTTTAGTATCTGCAAAGTTTGCAAAAGCAAATTTACAAGTTCCGGTGTCTTTAGTAGTTGATAAGTTCACTGTGGAATGGATGCAGACATCCAATATCTATGACCTTTCTAAAGAAATTTTTGATAAAATTATAGAAATTGAAAAACCCGTTACTCAAAATATTCGTGTACTCAACGATGGATATACTTCAAAAACAGTTCCTTTTGTAAATTCAAATAGGGCTTCAGTTTGGGATCTTACCCCATATGACAGAACGTTATTAATAGACAGTGATTTTTTAATAATGTCTGATAGACTTAACGAGTATTGGAACATTGATTCAGGTGTAATGTTATCTCCGTCTATGAAAGATGTTAGAGGAGATAGAAAAGGTATTTTAGATTCTTGGGTATCTGAAACTGGAATTCCCTTATACTGGGCTACCACAGTGATGTTTACTAAAAACAATGAATCTAAAATATTTTTTGATCTAGTAGATGTTATTAGAACAAACTATAATTATTTTGCAGATTTATTTAGATTTAATCCTAAACAATACAGAAATGACATTTCTTTTAGCATAGCAAAGCATATGCTAAATGGTTTTGAAAATAGAGGAGAAGATCTTCCTCCAATATTAACATTACTAGATAAGGATCTAATTCATTCTATTGCTGAGAATCAACTACGGGTTTATCTAAATGACAGTGCAAGTGAAGATCATGTAGTTATTGCATCGATCAAAGATTTAGATGTTCATGTAATGAATAAACAAAGCATAATCAGAAATGCAAAAGAATTCTTGGAGATACTATGACTTTTGGATACCTCATTGTAATTTCTAAAAACGATTCAGTTAACTATTTGAAATTGGCCTATGCCCTAGCACTAAGCATTAAAAATACTCAACAAGAAGGATTTGATAACGTAGCATTAGTAACTGATAATATCGAAGACGTTAAAAAACTAAAAAGTTCTTGGGTATTTAATGAAATTATTGAATGGAATCAAGAAACTTTTTGGGATGGTCGAAGTTGGATGGATAAGTTAAGCCCCTGGGATAATACCATATGCCTAGATGCAGACATGTTGTTTTTTAGAGACTACAGTCATTGGGCTGAATACTTTATTGATAACTCTGAATTATATATTCCCAATAAGTCATATACCTATCGCGGAGAGATTGTAAAAGATTTGTATTATAGAAAAACATTTGAACTTAATGATCTCCCTAATCTGTATTCATTTTATACTTTCTTTAAAAAAGATTCTGAAATAGCAGAAGAGTTTTTTTCCCTAGGTCGATACATTTTAAAAAATCCTAACGAATTTAAAAATCTATTTCTAGAAAAGTATATTCCAAAAGTTGTAGGCACAGACGAAGCATTTTCTCTAGCTGCAAAAATTTTAGACATTCAAGATGATATAAGCTATGATTTAGAATTTCCTAAAGTAGTACACTTAAAACCAATGATACAAAATTGGCCTTGGCCTGCTGATAAAGTTTCTGATCATGTCGGATTTTATTTTGATCTGCAAGGTAAATTAAAAATTGGAAATTATCAGCAACAAGATATTGTTCATTATAACGAAAAAAATTATGTAACCGACGAAATCATCAGCATTTTAGAGGAAATACTATGGAAGAAATAATTGATTTTGACAGTTGGTTACAGCAATATACTGCGCCACAGGTAGAATACTGGGCAATTTTTGAACCTACTACCGGTGAAGTTACTGGAATTTATCCTGATATTGCTGCCAGTGACAAACAATATAAAATAAAAATTGATAGAGATCTAGCAGAAGATATACATAATGGAATAGTTCAATTGAATTCTTGTTTTGTAGACATGGATTCTGAAACAGTTGAAATTGTCACTAGGCACAGTCTTGTTAAGATTGACGATGTATTGCATAGAGTAATTGATAAAAAATATGTGCCCGATCAAAAAAATGATATTATTATTCAATATAATGAATTAGAAAATAAAATAATTGTTGTTTTACACAATTCGATTAAAACTAGAAAGATTCAATGGGACGGAAGTACTGAAATGCAGTTTTTTATCACGGCTTACAATGATCCACATAATCTTTACCAAACAATAGTTTTTCAATTAAAAGATTTAGAACAAGGTTCTAAAGAATTTATCTATACTGCTCCCCACAAAAGATTTAGTATTTTTACAAGAAGAATATTAAAAAATTATGTTTTTGAAAAAATATGAAAACCGTAGAACTAGACATTGTATTTTTAAGCTATGATGAACCTAATGCAGATCTGCATTATGCAGACTTATGCAATAAAGTTCCTTGGGCCAAAAGAGTACACGGCATAAAAGGCAGTGATGCTGCTCACAAGGCCGCAGCAGAACTAAGCGAAACCGAATGGGTAATTACAGTTGATGCCGATAATATAGTAGATGTTAATTTTTTTAACTTAGACATTAAAGAAGATCCTAAAATTGAAGTATGTAGTTGGACTGCAAAAAATCGTATCAACGGATTGTTGTATGGTAATGGCGGCCTAAAAATGTGGAAAAAAGATTTCATTTTAAATATGAAAAGTCACGAAGCTAGTGATAGTGATAGAGCGCAAGTAGATTTTTGTTGGGAATCAGGATATCACCAATTTAAAGATTGCTACAGTGAAACAGTTATCACAGGTAGTCCATTCCAAGCATGGAGAGCAGGATTCCGCGAAGGTGTTAAAATGACACTGCATGACGGAGTTCGAGTGCCTCCTCAAGAAATTAAAGAACGAGTGTGGTGGCATAATTTACATAGACTGCGTATGTGGTCAACTGTGGGCATGCACGAAGAAAACGGTGCATATGCAATTCTTGGCGCACGTATGGGAACATGGATGACCAACTGCACAAACTGGAATTATGTTGATGTGAGAGATTTTGAAATCTTAAAAAATATTTACGAACAAAATGTTAATCATGAATCAATAGAAGATGACATAAAAGACTTAGGAATAAAAATTAAATATTCTTTAGGGTTTGATTATCCATACTTTGATACACAACACAGTAAGTATATGTTTGACATGTATACCGAATCTTTCCGGTTGTTCAACACATATCATAGGTAATATAGTGTTTGAGATATTTTTTATCAGTTATCAAGAACCTAATGCAGACGAAAATTGGACAAAATTAAAATCTAGGTTTCCTATAGCTCAAAGAATTCATGGAGTTAAAGGAATTCACCAAGCCCATATAGCAGCAGCAAAGCAGTCACTAACAAAAATGTTTTATGTTGTTGACGGAGACTCAGTGATTGCAGATGATTTTAATTTTAACTATGAAGTAAACAAATTAGAAAAAGAACATGTGCATGTATGGCACAGCCAAAATCCTGTTAATGGATTAGTCTACGGATACGGTGGTGTAAAACTATTACCTAAGTTAGAAACAATTAATATGGATGTTACCTGTCCCGACATGACCACTAGTATATCTAAACATTTTAAAGAAATGCCAACGATATCTAATTTCACTGCATTTAACACTGACCCGTTTAATACTTGGAAGTCTGCATTTCGAGAATGTGTTAAATTGTCTAGTAGAATAATCGATAGACAACAAGATTATGAAACTTCTGAAAGATTAAAAATATGGTGTTCTGAGGGGAATGACAAACCATTTGGCAAATTTGCAATATCGGGAGCGTTAGCTGGTAGAAAATTTGGTTTAGCTAATCGAAATATTTTAAAAGAACTTAAAAAAATCAACGATTTTGAATGGTTAAAGGAACAATATGAGCAACGAGCAAAAGATATTTGTTCTTAACGATAAAAGAGATAAAATAAATTTAATTAGTCCTAGCTTCTGTACGGCTAAATGGTTACAAACTACCTTATACCTACAGAACGGATATAATCACAGTTGCCATCATCCTAGTCCCCATAAAATTCCTATTGAAGAAGTAAAAAATAATCCAGCAGCATTACACAACAGCCAACATAAGAAAAAACAAAGAGAAATGATGTTGGCAGGCGAACGTCCTGCTGAATGTGATTATTGTTGGAAGATTGAAGATTTAGATAAAAAATACTTTTCGGATAGACATTATAAGTCAGCTGATTATTGGGCCTGGGACAGAATCGATGAAATTGCAACCAGTGATCCTACAACCAACATTTTTCCTAGTTATTTAGAAGTTAGCTTTTCTAATGCTTGTAATCTTAAATGCAGCTATTGCAGTCCGGAGATTAGTAGCAAATGGTTGGAAGAAATTAATCAATACGGACCTTATCCTATCGCCGAAAGTAATAATGATGTTAGTCAGTATAAGAGTATTGGTAGATATCCGTATGCACACAATGCCGACAATCCCTATGTTGATGCATTTTGGAAATGGTTTCCCGAAGCATTACCTCATTTGCGAGTATTTCGAATTACTGGCGGCGAACCGTTGATGAGTAAAGATACATGGAAGGTACTAGAATATATTAGAAATAATCCACAGCCTAATTTGGAAATTGCAATAAACACAAACTTGTCAGTTGAAAATAAACTTATTGATCGATTTATTTCTGAAGTTAATTTAATAAAGCCTTTAGTTAAAAAGATAGACATATATACCAGCCTCGAAAGCATTGAACATCGTGCAGAATATTCTAGATACGGATTAGATTACGCTCGTTGGTCGCATAACATTCGACGTTGTTTATCTGAAACACAATCAACAGTAGCAATAATGACTACTATTAACATATTAAGCATATCTAGTTTTACAGAGTTTATTAATATGGTTATGCAGCTACGAAAAGATTACAATCCTAGTTGCGAATTTAATAGAGTGCCAATTAGCATAAACTACCTCCGCTGGCCAGCGCATCTTAGTTCTACATTAATGCCTTTGGAAATGAGGCAAAAATATGCTAAAGAAATTTTAGAAATTTCAAAAAGTTGGCTAAAATATAACAGTACAGAAAAATTTGCTAGACTTTATTTAGAAGAATGGGATCAAATAAAAAGATTTTGTGATTATTTTATTACAGCATCTAGCGATTTAGAAAAAAGAAAAGATTTTGTTAAATTTATTAACGAATATGATCGTAGGAGATCTACAAATTTCTTAACTACCTTTCCTGAATACGCAGAATTTTTAAAAGAATGGAATGCCTAAGAAATCATACGAAACATTAGTTGATTATCGTAAGCGAGTAATTGACATCAAAAGCGAAAGTTTTTGTGCAGCCAAATGGTTAAATGCCACAATATGGTTAGGCAGTGGTTCAACAACCAGTTGTCATCATCCACCTGCACACAATATTCCTTTAGAAGAATTGAAAGATAATCATACTGCAATTCATAATACCAAGCATAAAAAACTTATGCGAAAAATGATGATCGAAGGCGACAAGCCAGCGGAGTGTGAGTATTGTTGGAAAATTGAAGATATTGGTAAGGATAATATTTCAGATAGGATATTTAAGACTGTTATCTATAAAGACCAAGAGATAGAATCAATATATAACAACCCATGGGATCACAATACAGAACTTAAAACTCTTGAAATTAGTTTTGACAGAGTATGCAATTTAGCATGTTCATACTGTAATGCAAGTTTTAGTACCACGTGGGCTAAAGATATAAAGAAAGTTGGAGCATATCAAAATTTAGTCAGCGATGGTGCAGCAGCCTTCCAACAGGATGGGTCGTGGGTAGAACCTTACAGTAACGATGCCGATAATCCGTACATACAGGCATTTTGGAAATGGTGGGATGCTGGACTTAGTCAAAGTCTAGATGAATTAAGAATCACTGGCGGCGAACCCCTAATGAGCGGACATACTTGGAAATTGATAGATTGGTTCAATAATCAAAACAGTAAAATGCGTTTTGCTATTAATAGCAATCTTATTGCCAAAGATGATATTATAGATAAACTTATAGAAAAAACAAAAAACATCAATCAATTTCATCTATATACAAGTTGCGAAGCAGTTGGCGATCATGCAGAATATATTCGAGATGGATTAGATTATAAAGTATGGAAGAAAAATGTTATCAGAGTTTTAGAGGAAGGAAACTATCAAGGAGTTCATGTCATGATGACAATCAACAGTCTTTGTCT